AGTTACAGAATTAAAAGAACAAAGTCCCATTAACATAGTTGGAAAACTAGAGTATATTTTGGACGATGGAAGTATTGTTGCAATAAGTGAACATACACAATTGAAATTGAATACTCTCCTGAAGAATAAATATGAGATAGTAGATTACATGCAAGAATGTAAAAGCAATTTTATGCACGTAATTAGACAACTAGAGGAATAATATGGCAAAAACAATTTTAAGAAAAACACCAAGCAAAGTAGCTATTAAAGTTGCTGGTGGTGTAGGAACTGATACGATTGTATTGGCAACTGATTTACTTCACAATACAGAAGAAGTTGTAGGTACTCCAACAGTAAATATTCTTGCTCTTCATTGGACAGGTGCTGCAACTGGTGTTGCTACGATTACTCGTAATGGAACTGTCATTGCAACTCTATTAGGCCAAACAGCTGGCGAATTATTATTTAATGATGCTGAATTCGTCGACAACGTAGCTAATACAGATGATATCGTTGTTACCATTAGCGGTGGCCAAATGGAAGTATGGATGCAGTTGAGAAAACAACACGGATATTCTAGCAAGCTTGAAACTGCAGAGTTCAGTGTTTACGATAATGTAAACGTAGTAGGAAGTTAATCATGTATTTAATTAAAGAAACAGTTGAGTCAACTAAGTTCTTCACCGAAAACAAATTAGGTAAAGGCAAAGACTATTTCATCGAAGGTATTTTCCTTCAATCTAATTTAAAGAACCGTAATGGCCGCATGTATCCAGAAGAAGTTATGGATAAAGAAGTTGGTCGTTATATGGAATCACTAGTTAAGCAGAATCGTGCTTATGGTGAACTAGGACATCCAGATACACCATCTATTAATTTAGATCGCGTATCACACCTTATCGTTGACCTTCGCAAAGAAGGTACTAACTATATCGGTAAGGCAAAAATTCTTGAGACACCTATGGGTAATATTGCACGCGGTCTTCTTGACGGTGGCGCAAACTTAGGTGTTTCTAGTAGAGCACTTGGCTCACTTTCAATGAATAAAGAAGGTGTGCAAATTGTTCAAGACGATTTTATGTTGTCAACTGCAGCAGATATCGTCGCTGACCCTTCTGCTCCCGATGCTTTCGTAAGAGGTATTATGGAGTCAGTGGAATGGGTTTTTGTTGATGGAAAATTTGAACAAAGACAGATAGAGGAGACTAAGAAGTTTATTCAGAACGCTCCTTCAAAGAGATTGACTGAAGCCTCTATCACGGCTTTTCAGAATTTTCTAAAGAATCTGAAATAAAAAAAGATATAAATAAATTATAGAACTCATCCAGTTATTAGGAGAAAACGATGTCTATCGAACAAAAAATTGCTGCGCTTCTTGAAGAATCAAAGAAGTTGCAAGCTGAAGAAGTAAAAACAGAAGAAGCAACTGCCAATGAAGTTGTTGCTGAAGAAGCAGTAGCTGAAGAAGTTGTCGCTGAAGATCAAAAGCCTCAGACTCGTGCAGCTTACAAAGTGTATTCTAATTCACACAATGATCCAGAGCATCACACCAAACATGATTCTTTAGAATCAGCTAAAGCAGAACTTGCTAAGCACAAAGGTGGTGCATTGTATAATGGCAACAAGCTATACAATAAAAAATCTGGTGTATTCGAATCAGTTGAATCACAACACGAAGAACTTACCGTTGACGTTAGCGAAGATGTTGCTGCGTTAGTAAATGGTGAAGATCTATCAGAAGAATTTAAAACTAAAGCTGCTACAATTTTCGAAGCAGCTGTAGTTACTCGAGTTAAGCAAGAAGTTGCTAAACTTGAAGAAGAGTTTGATACTAAACTTGCTGAGCAAGTAGAGTCGATCAAAGAGGGTCTTGTCGAAAAAGTTGATGGATATCTCAATTATGTAGTTGAGCAGTGGATGACAGATAATGAACTTGCCCTTGAAAATGGTATGAAGTCTGAGATTATGGAATCTTTCATTACAGGTATGAAAGGTCTATTTGAACAGCATTATATCGATGTGCCTGAAGAAAAGTTCGACATGTTAGGTGAACTACAAGAAGAAGTTGAAGTTACTTCAGCTAAGCTTGATGAGCAACTAGCAGCTAATGTTGAATTGACTAAGCAAATTAATGAAATGAAACGTCTTGCATCTATTGCAGAATCTTCTGCTGATATGACTGCTATCGATGTAGAAAAGTTTAAAGGCCTAGCTGAAGAACTTGCTTACGAAGATGCAGATAGCTTCAAGACAAAACTTCAAACCATTAAAGAAAATTATTTTGGTAAGAAGGTTACAACTACTGTTTCATCAGTAGTAACCGATGAGCCTGTACAATTGACCGAAGAAACTACATTGAGCCCTCAAATGGCTGCAGCTCTTCGTGCACTTGGTGGCAAATAAAACAAACATCCATATTTAAAGGAAAACAAAAATGACTACACGTCCAGAATTAATCAAAAAGTGGGCTCCAATCTTGGAATCTACTGGTGCTCCAGCAATTGCATCTGACTATCGTAAAGAAGTTACTGCAGTTCTTCTAGAGAACCAAGAACGAGCAATGCGTGAATCTCACCAAGCTCTAAACGAAATCGCTAACGTCGGTGGCGACGGTATTGCTTTAGGTGGTGCTGGTACTAACGCTAACATGGCTGGTTACGATCCAGTATTGATCAGCTTGGTTCGCCGTGCTGCTCCACAGATGATCGCTTATGACATCGCTGGTGTTCAACCAATGACACAACCAACAGGTTTGATCTTCGCAATGAAGAGCAAGTATTCTACACAAGATGGTACAGAAGCGTTGTTTAACGAATTCGATACTGACTTCTCTGGTACAGGTACACACGCTGGTTCTAACCCAGTTGACGGTGCTTACACAACTGGTTCTGGTCTATCTACAGCAACTGCTGAAGACCTAGGTGCTGGTACTCCATTCGGTCAAATGGCTTTCTCTATCGAGAAGACAACTGTTACTGCAAAGACTCGTGCTTTGAAGGCAGAATACACAGTTGAATTAGCACAAGACTTGAAGGCAGTTCACGGTCTTGACGCTGAAGGCGAATTGAGCAACATCCTTTCACAAGAAATTCTTGGTGAAATCAACCGT